TTATTATCAAAAGTACCTCAAATAATATCAACTATTGTTATAGGTTTAAAAAATGGTTGGGCAACACTAAAAGATGCAGGTCTAAATTTAGTAAAAGGAATTTGGGAAGGTATATCAGGCAGTATTCAATGGCTTAAAAATAAAATTAGTAGTTGGGTTGGAAATGTTACAAGCTTTATCAAAAACTTATTTGGAATACATTCACCATCAACATTGTTTAGAGATGAAATAGGACAATATTTAGGATTAGGACTTGGAGAAGGTTTTGAAGATAGTTTAAGTGGAGTATATAGAAATATGCAAAAAGCTATTGATTATGAAAATGCAAAATTAACATCTAATTTAACAACTACACAACAAATAACTTTAACAAACGAAGATAATAGACAATCAAGATTAGAAAGTATAGATAACAATAAAGAAATACAAGTAAATTCTACATTGAACTTGGACGGTAAAGTAGTAGCAAATGCAGTAAATAAAGTAAATGCAAAACAAAAATTACAATATGGAATAGCATAGGAGGGAGATATGGTTTTATTAAAACATGGAAATTTCGAGTTCCGCCACATTTTAAGTGGTGGATATAATATTTTAGAAAATGAACCAGATGTAATATCAGAAATAACAATGGCAGATGGAAGTGTAAAACGTAACTATGGAAATATGCCAAAAACATCTATAAAAATAAAATTTAATAAATTAGATAAAGATATATATCAAGAATATATGTCGCATTTTGAACTTCCAGAAGATATATATACATATTTTTCTCCTAGATATGGTACGATGCTGACTAAAAAGTTCTTTGTAAAATTTCCACAAAATTCTATGCTATATGGAAGTGACATAGAACAAACATATAATGAATTTGAAATAGAACTAAATCAATGTGGGGAGGCTTAAATATGATAAATGTAAGTGACGATATAAAACAAGCGTATGATATAAGTACTACTCAAATTGATAAAATTATATTAGAAGAACAAGAATATAGAATAACAAATGTTGAATATTATGATAATTGTTATAATGAAGGTAATGTGTTTGGAACAGCAATAGCAAAATGTTTAGAATTTGAAATAGAAAACATTGTTGATTTAGAAGGAAAAGAAGCTGAATATTTAACAGGAATTGTAATAGATGGAGAAACTAAGTGGATTAGTTTGGGAAAATTCATAATACAAGACGTAGAGCCAAATGACACAAGCAGTATCAATAAAGTTACAGCAATGGATTATATGTTAAAAACTAATACAGAATATCATACTAGTTTAAATTATGATAGTAATAGAGTAACATTATTACAAGTATTACAGGAAGTGTGTGCTAATTCAAAAATAGGTTTAGCAACTATAGATTTTGTTAATGCAGATTTTATAGTAGATAGTAATCAGTTTGAAGAGGGAACGTTAAATAGGCAAGTAATACAAGCAATAGCTCAAATTACTGGAACAGTAGCTAAAATAAAAAATGACAATAAGTTATATTTAATTAATCCTAATCAAGAAAAAGACATAAGAAAAGTATTTACATTAAATAATTATGAAGAAGCAGAAATAAAGAGGGCGACACATCCTATAAACTTAGTTAGTTTAGCAATGAAAGATGTAGAAGGAGAAAATATAACTCTAAGAGACGAAGAAAGTATAACAGAAGATGGAGAGAATAGTCTAGTTATAAATGATAATCCATTTGCATATAGGCAAGACAAAAGAGAGCAGTTAATTACTGCTCTTTTTGATGCAGTAAAAGGTTTTGAGTATAAAGCCTATACTTTTAAATGTCAAGGATTACCTTATTTAGAGAGTTTAGATAAAATACAATTTGTAGATAAAGAGGGTAAAACGTATAATAGTCACATTTTTAGATTTAATTATAAAAGTCCAAATGGTTTAGAAAGTTCGATAGAAGCTCCTTCAGTAACAAAGGCAACAGTTGAATATCAAAATGTACCTTCTGCATTAGATATAGCAAAACGTACAGAAATTATAGTAGATAAACAAAATCAAACAATAACAGAATTAGTTAGTCAAAATACAGAATATGAAGAAAAATTAACAAAAGTAGAACAAGATGTGGATAGTATCAAGCAAAGTACAAGTCAAACAGTAAATTATAAAAGAATTGCTGAAGGACTAACAGAAATACATTTGTATGAAGCAGGAGAAACTGAAATATTAAAACTAGAAGTAAAAGGCAATAAAGAATATGTAAGTGAGTTATTTCCTAGAAGTAATTTATATCCTAGAGCGAATCTACAACCAAACCAAAAGGGAGGATAATATATGAAATATAAGATAATAGTAGATAAACAAAGTAGAACGAATCCTTCAGAAGAAAAGAGAGAATACGAAGTAGATATAGAAGAGTTAAGAACAAGAAGAAATGTTTACGACAGTATAGTTATAACAAGAGATGAAGCATATGTTTTACGAAAGTTTACATTAAGCGATTTAATGGTATTAAGTGAATTAGAAGAACCTATAAAAGAACCATTACCAGATTTAAATATTGAACTATTTGAGGGAGATAACTACATTTATTTGATAGATATGACAGGAAATAAATTTTATGCAGAATATCTAATAAAAAATGAATTTAATGAATTATATGTAACTTTAAATCAAATGAATAGTGCAATAAATCAATCGGCAGAAAATATAGAATTAACAGTAAATCAAAAGCTAGAGGGTTATTCTACTACTGAAGAGATGAATGCAACTATTGAAGTTACAGCAAATGAAATAAATAGTGAAGTATCTAAGAAGGTGGGAGAAGATGAAATTATTTCAAAAATTAATCAATCTGCTGAACAAGTGCAAATTAACGCAGGAAAGATATCACTTGAACGGAAAAGAAATTAATTTAACAAGTGATAATACAATAATAAAGAGTACTAATTTCAATGTAGACAAAGATGGAAATATGACTTGCAAATCAGCTTCTATGCAAGATGCCAATATAAATGGTGGAAGTATAAGTTTAAATGCTGAGTCATACAATTCGAGAATTAAAATATCTGATGATAAAAGGGGAAGGATCTTATATCTAGGACCTAATTATTGGGAAATACACAGAACTTCAGGAGATGTTCCGATAAGTACGGGTATAAATACATTAGGACAAGCATTTTTTAGATTAGAAAGTACAAGTATATGGGCAGATGGAATAACAACACCTGTAGTAACACAAACTTCTTTAGAAAGAGTAAAAAAGAATATAAACAAAGCAGATACAAATGCCTTAGAATTAATAAAAAATTCAGATATTTATGAATATAACTTAAAATCAGAAGAAGATACTGATAAAAAGCATATAGGTTTTGTTATAGGAGATAAATATAATACACCAAATGAAGTTATATCAAAATCAGGAGAAGGCATTGATACATACTCAATGGCTTCTATTATGTGGAAAGCAATTCAAGAACTAACAGCAAGAGTAGAGCAACTAGAGAAGGAGGTAGCAAATGGAAAGAATTAATTTTGAAGACGGACAACTCGTAACAGCAGGATATGTACAAATAGAAGATGTTAAATATCCAATAACAGAAGCGGAATATGATGGAGCAACACCATTATCCGCTTTTATTTTGAATAAAATGCAAGAAAACATAGAAAAAGCTATAGGCGATGTAAGTTCATTTGACCCAGTAATAGTAGAAGAACTACCTACTGAAAACATACAAGAAAAAACAATGTACTTAGTATTATCTAATGCAGACGAAGAAATAAAAAAATACGATGCTTATATATACAAAGATAACGAATGGAAGCAAATAGGCTCAGCAGAATTAGACTCATCAAAACTAACAGTAAACCTAGTAGAAAATAGTTATGATTTAACACTAACAGAAGCAGTAGAAGGTGGAGGAACTATAACATTACCGTCTATGTACAAAGTAGGCTTTGATAGATTAGATGTATATCTAAATGGAGAAAAGCTAATTAAAGCAGAGACAAGTGATACAGAAGGACATTATTATGAAGTAGGAACACAAGGAACATTAAGTAATGTAATAAGAATAACAAGTGATTGGACAGCAGAAGTAGGAGATGTATTTGAATTTACTATAAGAACAAATGGAGAGGGTAAAACAGAAGAAAACCTAGATATATATTCAACAGAAGAACAAGTAATAGGCAAGTGGATAGATGGTAAGCTTTTGTATAGAAAAGTAATAGACGTAAATGTAAATAATCTATCAACATCAAATGATGTAAGTTTTGATTGTACAAATATAGAACAAGTGATAGAGATAAAAGGAATTATGAAAAGATTTGAATCTTGGGAAAAATTACCTAAAGGTACTTCTAATTCCGATTATTTAATAGATATATATGTATATACAAACGAAAATAAGATATTAATAGCTGCAGGAAATTCTGTAATTAATGGTATTAGCAAAATATATCTAATTATTGAATACACCAAAACAACAGATATAGGGGAGGTGTAATATATGATACCTAGTAATAAAGAAAGACAATATACTAAAATAATAGATAAAGATGGAATTAAAGTATATAAGAATGATACTAATTTATATTTTTTTAAAATATATGCAGATGGAATAAACGAAACAATACCAAATTTAGGAACTTACACCATAGGAACAATTTCAGAGTTAGTATTTCCAGAAAATTATACAATACCTGTTGTAATAATAAAAGAAGGCGGAACTCAAATACATGGTTATCTTTTTATAAATAAAAATACTGGAGAATTTAGTATAAGTAATCGTAGTGGAGCTAGTATTAACCTTTATACTATAAACACGTCGTTTTGTGTCATGCTATAAAAGGATAAACTATGAAAAGAATACTAATAAAAATACTAGCAAGCTATATCATACTTATACTTATATATATAGTACATAGCACAAGTTCAATTATTATATACGATTTAAAAGAATACTATAACGAATTAGAGGCTACTAATGAGGTAGCCTTTTATGATGAAATAAAAAAGGAGAAAGCTTATGACAAATGAACAACTAACTCAAGAGGTTATGAATTTAAAAGAACATCAAGCAAAAGCTGAAGCAGAACATGATAAATTTCAGATTATTTTATCGGAAGTTCAAGAAGCAGTAAAAGAGAATAAAGAACTTACTATAGCTGTCAAAGAAATAGCAACAGAGATGAAATATATTAGAGAAGAGCAAACAGATATGAATAAAAGGCTTAAAGTAATTGAAGAAAAGCCATCTCAAAATTGGAACAAAATAGTTACTACAATTATTGGAACTATTGTAGGTGCAATAGCAGGTGGAATAATAGGTTTAATAATAAAATAGAAAGGGAGTGAAAGCTATGGAAAAATTAAAGAAAATAGCAAAATACACAACTAACGTATTGGCAATAGTAAGTGCATTGGTAGCTGGGATAAATTCTGTAGAAGGAATAACAATACCATATGCAATACAGATAGTACAAATTATTGCAGTTATACAAGGTATTATAGGTACATATCTTTTAGGACAAAAAGCAGTAAGTAAGGAGGAAAAGTAATATGAATATAATAGAAACAAATTTACAATTTTCATCTTTAACAAAGAGAAGTAAAACAAATAGAATAATATTGCATCATTCTGGAGTAACAGTATTACAGAGTATAGAGGTAATACATAATTATCACAAGAATACACAAGGTTATGCAGGAATAGGATATCACTTTTATGTAAGAAAGGATGGTACAGTTTATAGAGGACGTCCAGAAGAAACAGTAGGAGCACACGCATATGGTGCGAATAATGACAGTATAGGAATATGTGCTGAAGGAGATTATAATACAGAGATAATGGCAGAAGTACAAAAAAATGCTATCAAAGAATTAGTGGTATACTTAAAAGAAAAATATAATATAAATAAAGTAGTAGGACATAGAGATACAATTGCTACAAGTTGCCCAGGAAAGAATTACCCATTTGACGAGATAGTGAATGGAGCTGAAAGAGAACAGTATACATATAAAGAATTTGTAGGAGATGTACAAAAAGCAACAGGAGCAAAAGTAGATAGAATTGCAGGGCCAGAAACATTATCAAAAACAGTTACAGTATCTGCTAAGAAGAATAGTAGACATGCAGTAGTAAAACCTATTCAAAAATATTTGTATGTTTTAGGATATACAGAAGTAGGAGAAGCAGATGGTATTGCAGGAAAGAAATTCACAACAGCAGTTAACAGATATCAAAAAGAAGTTTTACATTATAAAAAGCAAGATGGAGAAATCACAGCAAGGAATAATATGTGGAAATCTCTATTAAAATTAATATAAACATATAGAGCAGGTACTTAATTGTATCTGCTCTTTTTTTATGCAAAAACGCCTAAAATCAAGGAATATAACTTGTCTGATTAAAAATTAAAACGGCTTAAAATCGATTGTAGAGCGTCGATTTTAAGCTGTTTTTTATCAAAATAATCATGTTATGTTAAACTTGACTTTTTATGAAATTTCGTGGTATAATATTGACAGATACTAAAAGAAATGCTAATATAATGTAACAAATGTGACAAAAATATTACACAAATATTACATTAACATTAAAAATTATATTTTTGTATTGACACATAGGAATTTTAAATATATATAATAATTAATCAAAAGAAATCAAATATTTGTATATAAATGTACAAAAGAAATAGGCGAGGAGTAAATCCTCACCTAAGGGTAATTATCTAAACTTTTTTAAATTGGAGTTCTCCGCATGAACTTCAATTTTTTTATTTTTATCTTGATATTTGATATATGTATTATAGCCTAAAAAAACTAAAAAACATAAAACAAATCCAGAAACCAAAATAATTGAAACTATGCCAAGAAATTTTATTGCTAAGATTCCTATTTCCAATTTAACGTCACCTCCAATTAGTAATACTTAAACTGCAACTTGTGGGTGCAGTCTATCAACAGTTGTGAAAGACTACTGCCTTACAATCAGCAGTAACAACTGCTGATTAATACACCCACACTTTAGAGGGATTAGATAATTTCTTATACTATATATAAAATTTATTCTTTAGTCAAGAATTTTTGACAAATTTCTAAAACCTTCTCGACAAATTTCACGATATAATGAACATAAAACATGATACAATATATACAGAGGTGATATATATGTTAGATATAATAATAAACTATCACAAAAGAGTATTAGCAGATATGATATTAAGTGGAGCGGACAAAGATATCATATTAAAGGAAAGTCAATTTTTAGATAAATACATAAACAAAAAAATGGAAGAACTAGCTATCTAGTTCTTCATTCATTTTAATATTAATAAGCAAATCAATTACTTGACTTATCTCTAAAGCTTCTTTGGAGTTCAAACCATATCTTTCAATTCTTTCATGTAATTGTTTTCGTAGATTTTCAATATCAAAAGTAGTATAAAATAAGTCCTTAACATTTACTTCTAAAACAGTAGCAATATCAAATAATACTTTCATAGAAGGATTTAATCTTTTGTTATTTTCTAATTCTGACATATAAGCACGAGAAACATTTATAAGCTTACTTAATTTGTAAGCTGTTATATTTTTCTTTTTTCTAATTTCTTTTATTCTAAATACAATCATAATAATACCTCTCTAATTAGTATCTATTAATTGTACAATGTTTATACTAAAATTTCTATAGTTAACTGACAGCGAACGGTTTGTGTCGACATTTGACGAACGATTTTTCTTGATTTTTGTCGAATGACATAATATAATTAGAACAATAAAAAGGCTCGCAGATGGAGGATAATATGAAAAAGGATGTTGAATAAATTATGAAAGAAAGAATTGAAGAAAACAAAAATTTATTTACTGAAGATGAATTGAAATTTATAATTAACAATATTAATATAATAAAAAAGGTTTATTTAATAGGACTGATAAATGGTAGACAAATGTATAAAGTTAAATAGAAATTATTTACAAAAATTTACCCCATTTTTACCCCATAAGTTTGAGATGGAATAGAAATGAACAAAAATGCTATGTGCGAAAAACCTTGTGTTTGTAAGGTTTAAAAAATATACAAGAAAAATAAAAAATGATTAAATTGACCATGAGGTCGCAGGTTCGATCCCTGTCACCTCGACCAAAAAAAGTTGAAACAAAATGTTTCAACTTTTTTGTTGTTATTAAACTATAATTCAGGATCTATATTAAATTTTTCAATATTATTTTCTAATAACTCAGGATGTGTTAAATATCTAACTAGAGATCTGAAAGAAGAAGCATAATAATATCCGTCACAAATTCTTTCATCACCTACAAAAGCTAAATTAATACATTTTTCTTTGAAAATTTCATCATCTTCAAATATATAAGATTTTTTCTTTTTCCCAATTGCAAAAAACATACTTGTAGTACCAAAATTGTATATATGATGGTAAATAGAATCAATTCCTATAGAACCGACGTTAGTAACAACGGCACTTGTATGGAATGGGCTAAGTTCAATAATACTTTTTGGTAAAATCCCGTGTTTATCTAAGAATTTAATTAATCCTACAGCAAATTTAAGTATTTCAGTAGGTATTTTAGATAAGACTTTTGCAAATTTATCAGTATCATTAGCAACTGAGGTATCTTTATTTTGAGCAATTAATGACTGCAGTTTTTCTTTAACTTCAAATAAGTTTTCAGTTCCATTAAAAGTAACTTTAACAGTTGTTTC